TAGACCCCACGACTTCTCAAGGAGGAGACATGGTTTTACCATTCTTTTTCTTTAAGAACGCTTTGTCAATCCCCGAGAATGAGTGGAGAGAGATGGGAGAAATGACTCTCCAATCTATTAATGACCTCAAACACGCAAATGGCGCAACCGATCGCGTCACTATTTCCGTTTTTGCGTGGGCAGAAGATATTACATTGTCCATGCCTACTGCAAGCAATCCAATTGCTTTGTCACCTCAATGTGGAGAAGAACCACTTGATCCCCAAGCCGATGAATATGGCACAGGCCCTATATCGAGACCAGCTTCTTTGGTTTCTCGATGGGCTGGAGCATTACGATCCGCTCCTCTCTTGGCTCCGTACGCTAGAGCTACTGAGATTGCTGCGTCCGCTGTTGCAGCTACTGCCAAAATATTCGGTTATTCCCGTCCTGCTATATTAAGTGATATCGCCCCTTATAAACCTACGTATGTTGGCAACCTAGCTAATACCAATGTCCCAGATTCCGTTCAGAGATTAACTTTGGATGCGAAACAGGAGGTTACGATTGATCCGCGTACAGTTGGACTTGGTTCTGCTGATGAACTTGCCATTACACCTATCGCATGTCGCGAGTCCTATGTTACCAGTTTCCCTTGGAATATTTCAGCAAATTCAGAACAATTGTTATGGAATTCAGAAGTCACTCCAATTATGTGGTCACAAAATTCAGCTACGTCCCCTTTGGAGATTCACATGACACCCTCTTGTTGGGTATCTTTGCCTTTTATGTATTGGCGCGGTTCTATGGAATTTAGATTCCAGATCGTTGCTTCACAATATCATAAGGGACGCATTAAAATTGTATGGGATCCCTATTTCCCTGCAACTAATGAATATGTGACTAATTATACATGGATACTGGATCTCGCTGAAGAGAAAGATTGTACTGTGAAAGTTGGTTGGGGAAATCAGTTGGGCTATTGTTACTCTGATACCCCTGGCATCTTCTCTCCTCCACATAGGATCACACCTATATCAGGCCCACCCACTGGTGCTGCGAATGGTGTTTTGTCTGTGTATGTCGTGAATGAGCTTACAGTTCCTAACTCTGTAGCCAATAATGATATAGAGATCAATGTTTTCACTAAAATGTGCGACGATTTCGAAGTCGCCGATCCCACTTCTTCCAAATTGGAATGTTATTCTTACTTTTTGCCACCCGCCAATCCGGCTCAAAAAGACGCTTTAATACAAGCTGCTGGTTACCCTTATGGGATCGCAGCTCTATGCAAGCGAATTGATGAGGAAAAGGATAAACAATGGGAAGATAAGTTAACTGATCGGGTTACCGATGCGATACTTTCTCCTGAAGTTCGGCAAGGATACATTAACAAGCGGTTGGAAGCAGAATTTGGAAAACTTGATGCTCAATCAGGTGAGGAAAGTATGCCCAAAGGAGATCAAGAAGACACAACAGAGCCTTCGAGGCCCATGACTACAGCTCCAGATAATGTTCTTGCAAATGTTTCGCTAGATCCTACTGATCATGCACTTGATGTTTATATTGGCGAACAAGTTGTTTCACTCCGCCAGGTGTTGAAACGATATAATTTGCATACAACGTTTGGAACTTTCACGACTGGAAGCCGATTCTACAAACGTCGCGCTAACAACTTACCATATTATCGTGGTTATGCCCCAGGAGGAGTTCATAGCTCTAATGGAGTGCCTTATAATTATGCAAAAACCACATTATTAAATTGGGTCATGCCAGCTTACACAGCTTGGCGTGGATCCACTCGATGGAAGTATGTTCGTTCGCGCGAGACTGCAACCCGAGATTTAGCTGGGTCTGCAGGCTTCATTCAGAATTGTTCTATGTCTGTTCGTCGTGTAGCTTCTGCCACAACGGGGTATGATGAATCTACCCCGCTATGGATACCTCTCGATACTCCTACGTACATTGCTCATGACAATTTACAACACTTAGGTCACACTTGGGACGGAAATACAGCGACAGTGACCACCCAAAATCCAGTTATTGAAGTAGAATTGCCTTATTACTCTCATCAGCGATTTGCTCCCGCCAAGCGGGCCAATTTGACGTCCAGCGTGACCAACTCTACTTTCTTTCATGAGTTGGAAACGATGACTTATTGCAATGAAGAGACTGGATGCAATTTCGATTCTTATTGCTCCATTGGCGAAGATTTTTCGTTATTCTTCTTTACTGGTGCTCCCATTGCGTACTATGTGGGAGTTAAAGACCCGATACCTTAATAAGGGTATCTGACCTGGATGGATGTCCGTAAAAGCCACCCCACCATCTACACAGAGATGAATGGAGTCTGGGAAGAAATCTGTATGGC